GTTTACCATCTATCTGTTTACGGGAAATGGGTGTATAATCGTACTTGGGTTTAATTAATGTCATGCTACTAATGTAGCATACTATTAATTGCTTGTCAAGTTAAATCGTTAGCCGAATCAGCCATATCTGCAACTGTGTCTCTTGCTTGATCAACTGTCATAGTATCGTCGACTTCTATGTTAGCACCGCCGCTGAGTATAACTTCATCGTCAGTTACGTTAACGATAACATTTTTCAACGGGTCATGACCTGCCAAGTTGCGAAGTTGTTTATCGTTTATGGCTACACCCATGTTGTGTGCCATGCTTAAAAAAGCATCAATTGGCACTGCTTTTTCACTGTCAGCGTCATCAGTTCGTCCCAGCAAATATTCAGCAAGTGCCATAAGTTGCTGGGGCGATGGGTGGCCAACTGATTCTCTGAACTCGCGAAATCGCATATTATCTACGAGCTCTTCCTAGACTGCCCATTTCTGGTTCTTCAACATCAACGTCTATGTCTACATCAACATCGTCAACTTCGGCATCTACATCCATATCTGCATCAAAGCCAACTTCTTCCTCGGCACCAGGGACTACTGGTTCTTGACCAGTAAGTGTGCTTTGTGCACTTTCAACACCGAGTTTAGCAGCTTGTACTGCATCAACTAGTGCAGCTAGTGCTGCACTGGCTTCGTTGTTAAATGCTTGTGCTTCATTTGTACCAACTGTGCTTGCAATACTAGTGCTCAACGCAGGCAAATCTTTAAATTGCATAGCAGTCACATCTTCTAGCATGCTTTGCATTCTGTCGACCATATCCTGTGCAGCTAAAACAACTTGAGCTTGCTGTACTTCGTCTTCAGTTAAGTAACGACCATCCATTGTTACTGTGGTTCCTTCGTTGCGTAGCTTGTTTAGCACGGCGCCAGCAACACGCTGTCCTGCTGCTTTTGATCCATACTTCTTAGCAGCATTTTTAGCAATTTTAGCAAAGTTCTTACCTGGTTTACCAATGTCTTTGCCAGCGGCTGCCTTTTTAGCAGAGTAGTCATCTTTGGCTTCAGTTGTAGCAAGCATGCCCGCTAGCTGATCAGCTACTGCCTTGTCTGGGCCAGCAACGGCTGTGCCTGCTAGTGCTTTTGTTAGCGATTGAGGATTTGTATTAAGTTTTTTAGCAAGTGCATTTTGTTCTGCTGGACTGATTGTTTGTTGACTTTTGATTTTATCTAAGCTTTGCTTGACCATTGGATCTGCCATAGTGTTTTCGTCCATTGACAATCTGGCACTAAGTCCACGTTCCATGACCAGTAGTTTTAAGTACCCGGCATCTTTTTCACTAGTGTGCAACTTGCTGGTATTACGGTGCTCGCTCATTAAACTGCGAACTTTTTTCAGCATGCCTTTGGCTTTTTCTGGAGCCAATGTAGTGAAGTCAACTTTGTTGTGAAAATAACTTTCCATAACTTTTTGTGACTGTTTAGTTTGTGACGATTCCAGGTCAAATAGTTTCATTATCAAATCCTTTTTGCTGACAGTATTTAGCAATGTTTATATATTTATCAATGTATTTCTGTAATATGTGATAACGATCTTTAGTATCATCCAACCTGTCAATTGTGATATTTCTTTGTGTTTCGGTAATTTTACTACTGTTGATAAAACAGCGATAGTGCATCATTTCGCTTTGACGTCTAACTAATTCGTTTTCATGTTTAATTAATTGCTGCGCATCTGTTAATTTGCAATTTTTATCGTAAATGCACCAAGCAAGTGCAATCCTACTCGAGCTCACTGTTGTGATCAATTGGTTCTTTTTATAAATGTTGTATGAATGATTTTCTGTTTTAACAATTTGATAGTACTTGAATGCAGAAATACTATCACCACTTCTGGTAATAGCATTGTTGTTTTCTAATAAATTTTCTTTTAAAATATCTGTTAATTTATTAACAGCTTTAGTTATGTACCGATGACGTATGTTATCAATAACCATCCGACTACTCCAATGAGAGTTGCAATTATACCAGCTCCCCAGCTGATTAGTTGGTCATTGCGGCGTTGGGTCATCGCTGCTACCATATCGTGCACTTCCTTGATCAACATCTCGAGTTGATCAACTTTACTATTTACCGAAATGATCTGATGAGACATTAATTTATATCTCTCAGCACATAAGTCGACGTGCGCTTCTAAGCTTTTCTTTTCAATGGGGGTAGTGTCATTCATAGTAGCCTCTAATATATTTTGTTGTAAATATTTATCAATTACAAGTTATTTTAAAGTTACCACTTTGAATTTAATATTAGATTTAGCGCCGTGTGTAATCAAGTAAGGAAATAAAAATCCTTCTTTATAGTGTTCTGTAAGCCCTACTATCATTGGAACACCGTGCATGTCGTTTTTTAGTAAGCCAAGTTCATCTTCACCGTCGTCGAATATACCAAGTTGTTCAACACAAAACGAAAGTTTCCAGTATTTGCTTTTCCCTAGAGTGGTACAAACTGGATATGTGATGTCAATTGCTTGTGTTTTTAGTCCAACACACTGCAATATGGTTTCCCAATTGCGTTGTTGATTTCTACTGAAATTCCACTCATCAATTGTACTAATAGATGTACCGACTTTGTTTATAATAGGTGTATCTTGTAGTTTTCGATGACTTGTTGTGCCGGTGCAAGTGCAGTCAAATACTGTTACTATTTCAATTAATTGCATGTCCAAAGTCCAATACTACAAGCTGGTAATATTACTTAGCCACAAAAAAACCCTAGTTACAAAAACCAGGGTTTTAATGAATAAACTTAAATTAAGTTATTATGCACTTGGGTTAGCGAATGTTGCAACTAGTGAGATGCCACTGACTGCTTCTGCGCCACCCGGGCCGCCTTGTACAGCAACGTGGTTGCCGTTTGCTACACCTTCAACAGCGGCAATTGTGCCACCATATGTTGTTGTGATTGCTGTGCAAGCGGCTGCTACTGTGATTGTTCCAGTTGCTACTGCATAGATGTATGTTGTTGGACCAAGACCTTGGCCTTGCTTAACTGTTGCGTTTGTTGAAATTTCAGCCATTTTATTTCTCCTAAATAATGGTTGGAACATTAATGTCCCTACTTTTATTTAGCACGTTTACGAGATATTGAGTGTTCTCAGTCTTTCATAACTTTCATTCTGAAATCCACGTTCACGCATTTGTAGCATGAGTCGATCTACAATAACTTTCCTGTCCTGCGGCTTTGTACGATCCCAGTTGCCAATTTGTCTACGCATTTGTATCAGTGGAGCTGGTAGGTAATCTTGCATTTCTCGTTGTAACATCAACATCAAATAATTATAATCACCGGCATTATATTTGTTTTTTGCTATTGCTCTTAGATTACGCTTTAACCGTAACTCCGGCACACTCACTTGTACATCTTGTACAATTTGACTGTCAAAGCGTTCTGGATCAACCATAATAGTTAACACATTGTAAAGGTCTGGTTGGCTGGTACGAAACCCATCAAAGTTTTGTAATCTCATAATTTGTGCAGCTTGTTGTGCTGCATAAGCAGGGTCGCTTTGTGCAAAAATCTGCAATGCCAATAACTGTTCGAACATCAGTTCAGCAACCTTGCTCATTTTAAGACCAGTTAGTTGCTTCATTTGTCGCCACATGCGACTTTCGCTGAGCTCGTGAAATATGCTTGTCTGCTCAACTGCAAATTCTTTGTTAGGAGTCTTGAAATCTTTTTTACGCATCACAGTTTTAGCAATTAAATCTAGTTCCTGGTTTGCACTATCCCACACAAGTGCAAACGGCACATTAATATCCGATGATAAATCTTTCAGCACCGCTTGTGCATCTGGTCCTAGTCGTGCAATTGGCTTGGCATACTTTTGAAATTCTTTTTTAAATAGTATTGCCAGCTCTTGTATTGTAATTTGCCGCACGTTGCGTTCATCATTTACACGATCTAGAAAGTGTCTTGTAAACTCAACATCGATTCCTACTTGGGCAAACACTTTATCAAGTGCTTTTTCTAGTGCATCAAGTTGTATTTGTGTTACTGGCTGATCCATTAGTTTTGCCCTGGATTATTTTGTGCAAAGTTAGCTTGCGAAAATCTCATACGATCCACAAACTTCATTCCTGCCCCTACATATCCTTCATGACCGGGTTCGCCTGCAATGTCGGCTTTTACATCTTGGTCTTGTGCATCCAACTGTCGTACCAAGTCATTTTTAAGTTGACTGATGTTTAAAAATCCACTGAACAATGCCGCAACTGCGCTTTTATTTTGATTCATCCAGTCAATGATACGAGCTGCCTTAGTTGGTTGTTTTTGTTCAATCCATGGACCAAAATCTTTGATCATGTTTTTATAATTGCCGCTGCGCACTTTGCTGTTGATATATTGCTTTATCAATGCTGGTGTGTTTGTTATCTTTCTGCTGCGCAGCTCACCTGGAGCAAAGAATGCATCAATTTCAGGTGCATAGTTATTGTAAATGTTTTCCACTTGTGCAATCAACTTTGCATTTAATTCAATTTTACTACCAGTGTCTTTCATAGTTGGGTCGAGTATAAGAACACCCGGTGCTTTGTTTAATACTGCACTAGTAACAGGAGTTGCAGGGCCACCTGGGCCGTCAATTGATGTGTGTACTGCAACGCCTGCTTCACTATTACCAACCGCTTTTCCAATTGGGGTGCTTGCATCAACACGATATGTAACAGTATTAGGAGTAAAGACATACATACCATCTTCCAATGGAGGAGTGTCGCTGTACAGTAAATCACCTTGCACGTATCCACGGAAGTCCTTGGGCACTGTGCGACTTAGCAACGGAAACAATTTAGCATACACTGCAATTAGATCTGTTCTGTCACCTTTGCGCATGCTCATGATACGTTCGATGTCTTTTGGAGACTTGGCTAGGCCGTTGTAGCCTTTTGCAAGGAACCCTGACTTATCAGTGAGCACAAAGGCTCCTGTGCTGTCTCTGCCAAATATAACTGCTGGCTTACCGTCCCATTTAATGGTGTTTGTTTTAGCAGGTTCTGCGGCAGCACTTTTGAGACCTGCAAGTGCTTGTGTAAGGCCTTTACTGCCGTAATCAAAAATCAAGTCTTCAGGGTGTTCAATTCGCACACCTTCAGTTAGTTTGTAAGGTGTGTATGGATTTTCAGTAATGACTTCCATGCCCTGGTATACAATTCTATCACGCAACCGTGCAAGCCAGGCAGTTCCAGATTCGTTTACTTCTTCAAAAGTAAAACCTTCACGTTCAGCGTAGCCACGGAAATCATCTAGTTTAGCATCACGTTGCTTGTCCGATTTAAGTTGAGCCATAATAGATTCTACACTAGCTAAGTCATCTCTGTTTGCATTTTTATTTAATAACAGTGTGGCAATTTTATCTGGGTCATCAGTTATAAATGCATTGTCTTCCCTGCGATACAATCCCGAATTCTGATTGAGTTTAAGCCCTGCTGCTTTTGCAATACTATTAATGAGTACATTTCGTGTTGCACCCTTGTATTCACTGTTGGGATCACTGCGCAGTATAAACTTGCTAAACGCCGGCTTTTGCACAAACATAAAGTCAGTTTGCACATATCCGCGGTCTTCTCGTCCTGTGATAGGTGTTTTAAAATGCACACTAATGCCGCTTTTCTTTGTCCAATCTATTGGATCAAAACCGTGACTGGTTGCCCATTGTGTTAACCTGTTACTGAGTTCTTCTTTGCTCATAA